CAAACTTGGGCGCACGCATCAAAGCGTGCTGGTGTTCGTGAAGGGCGATCCCCGGCGCGCAACGGAAGCCTGCGGCGAGGTCGAATTCGGCGAAATCGAGGAAGTGCAGCTATGAAGGCGCCAATCGTTCGCGAGCATGGCGCCGTTTGGGTCGTCCGCGACGATCTATTCCCGGGCGGCACGAAAGCGCGGTTCATGCCGGTGCTGTTTGAAGGCGCCGAGGAAGCCGTCTACGCAAGCCCGGCTGAGGGCGGCGCGCAAACCGCGCTCGCGACCGTCGCGAAGGATCTCGGCAAGCGCGCGACGATCTTTGTCGCAGCCCGGGCGAAGCTCCATCCGCGAACGCTGGAAGCGGCGAGGCTCGGCGCGAAGGTGGTGCCGGTTCGGCCCGGCTATCTCTCAGTCGTGCAAGCCCGCGCCAAGGACTATGCGAAAACGAGCGGCGCGCGGCTGGTGCCCTTCGGCGTCGATTTACCCGAAGCCATCACGCGCCTCGCAGACGCCGCACTTTCGACAGGGCTTGATCCCGATGAAGTCTGGTGCGCGGCTGGCTCCGGTGTGCTCGCCCGGGCGCTGGCGCAGGCATGGCCTCGCGCCCGCCGCCATGTCGTTCAGGTCGGGCGAGAACTTGAGCCGCAGGATGTGGCGGGTGCGACGATCCACGTCTATCCACGCCCATTCTCCAATGTCGCGAAAGCGATATCGCCGTTTCCCTCCGATCCGCACTATGACGCGAAGGCGTGGGAGGTCCTCGGACTTGATCCGAGGATGACGGCCCGGAAGGGTCCGGGCCGTGTCGTATTCTGGAATGTCGCTGGGCCTGCCCGGCCCTGACTATGCGGTGCCGCGGCGCGCCTCAATGGCGATAATCGCCAGATCGCGATAGCGCGCCATCGCCTTCGGGCTCGTCGAAACCGGATTGATCTCGATGGCCTTCAAGCCTTCGATATCGCCCGCTTCGGCAAGCGCCACCAGCTTGGCGAGCTTCACCCGAAACCGCGCGTGGGTCGGCTTCGAAAAATCCGGCGCTGCCGGAAGCGCGCCCGCATGCGCCTGCTCGATCATCACTTGCCGCTTGCTGGGCCTCGGGTTGGTCGGCGATGTTGCCTGCACGGGCGCCGTGATCTGGATCGGCGGCTGGTCGTCGCTGGCGGGCGTAATTGCCCGCCAGCCGAACCGGCCATCGGGCGTCTTGAACACGTCGAACTCGCCGGGCTTCAACCCGGCGCGCCGCGCGCCCCGCTGGGCGTTGAACTTCTTGTCGTAGGTCGTGGCTTCCGTGGTCATGGTCATGCTCCTTCAGGATTAGGTTCAGTTCGATGTGACAAGCGCCGAGCGACCTTCGGCGGTGACGCCGTAGATCAGCGGCAGGCGCTTGCCGAACGGGCTGGGGTTGTCGGCAACGAGGCGCATCGCCTCGATCCGCGCCTCTTCAAGGGTCGCCGCGCTCGCCCGGGCGTAGCGTCCGGTTCCGAGGAACAGGGCAACGTCGTAGCGAACGGCTTGGGCGAGAACCGCAGCGTTGGCGGCGTCGGCGGGATGAACTTTGCGGCGTTTCATGAGCGATCTCCGTGGGTTACGGGACCGCAGACAGCCTCGATACACAAATCGGAGCAACTCCTAAGTCGCTCTAATCGCTCATTATTTTCGCTTGGGAGCGCAGTCCATGGGTCTGTCGCGGAGGGCCTATGCGCGCCATCGCGGCGTCTCCGACATGGCAGTTCGAAAGGCCATCGCCTCGGGCCGGATCACTGTTGAGGACGACGGCACGATCGATCCCGAGAAGGCGGATCGCGCCTGGGGATCGAGCTCCGATCCCGCGCAGGTTCGCCCCGTTGCCAAAGCCCCGCCGCCGCGCGGGACGCCCCGTCCGGTGCCGATGGCGGCGGTTGAAGCCGTGCGTGAGACCTTGCGCGAAAGCGGCGAACCCACGCCCGCCGCCGGCAATATGACCTTCGTCCAGGCGCGCACCGCCAACGAGGTGATCAAGGCGCAGGAGCGCCGCATCCGCCTTGGCAAGCTCAAGGGCGATCTGGTCGATCGGTCCCGCGCGGTCGCGACCGTCTTTGCGCTCGCACGGCGCGAACGCGACGCCTGGGTGCAATGGCCGGCGCGCGCCGCCGCCCTGATCGCCGCCGAATTGCAAATCGATCCTCACCGCTGCGAGCAGGTTCTCGAAGCCCATGTCCGACGCCATCTCGAGGAACTCAGCCAGCTCGGCATCGAGCTTCGATGAGGGCTTCGACGGGCGTGCGGAGATCATCAGCGCCTGGAACCGAGGCCTCGCGCCCGATCCGGCGCTGACGGTTTCGGCCTGGGCGGATCGCTATCGCTTCCTGTCCTCGCGCGCCTCGTCCGAGGCGGGCCGCTATCGAACCGACCGGACGCCCTACATGCGCGGCGTCATGGACGCGCTTTCGCCCGGCAGTTCGGCCCGGCGGATCGTGTTCATGAAGGCGGCGCAGGTGGGTGCTACCGAGGCCGGTAACAACTGGATTGGCTATTGCATCCATCAGGCGCCGGGACCATTCCTCGGTGTTCAGCCGACGACCGATCTCGCCAAGCGACTGTCACAACAGCGCATCGAGCCGCTGATCGACGAAAGCCCGGAACTTCGGTCGCTGATCCTGCCGTCGCGCTCGCGCGATAGCGGCAACACGGTGCTCGCCAAGAAATTCGCGGGCGGGCAGCTCGTGCTGACCGGCGCCAATTCCGCCGTTGGCCTGCGATCGATGCCCGCGCGCTACGTCTTCCTCGACGAGGTGGACGCCTATGAGGGTGATGTTGACGGCGAAGGCGATCCGGTTGCGCTTGCCATCGCCCGCACGCGCACCTTCGGCCACCGCGCCAAGGTGTTTCTGGTCTCGACGCCGACGATCAAGGGCCTGTCGCGGATCGAGCGCGAATTCGAAGCGAGCGATCAGTGCCGCTTCTTCGTCCCGTGCCCGCATTGCAGCCTGCTGCAATGGCTCAAGTTCGAGCGTCTCAAGTGGACAAGCGGCGAACCGGCAAGCGCCGCCTATCATTGCGAGGGCTGCGATCAGCCGATCGCCGAGCACCACAAGACCGCGATGCTGTCGGCGGGCGAATGGCGGGCAACGGCCACGCCGACTGATCCGCATTGCGTGGGCTTCCATATCTCCGGGCTCTATTCGCCGGTCGGCTGGCTCGGCTGGGCTGATATCGCGCGCGAATGGGAAGCCGCCCAGGGCGATGATGCGGCGCTCAAGGCCGCGAAGAACACGCTGCTCGGCGAGACGTGGCAGGAACGCGGCGAAGCGCCGGATTGGCAGCGCCTCTACGAGCGGCGGGAAGATTTCGCGCCGAGGGTAGCCCGGTGTGGCCTGATCCTCACCGCCGGCGCCGACGTTCAGCATGACCGCATCGAGGTCGATATCTGGGCATGGGGCCGGAGACTCACCAGCGCGCTCGTCGAACACATCGTGCTCGAAGGTGACACCTCCCGCGAGGAGGTCTGGGGAAAGCTCACCGCGTTGCTCGGCCAGACCTGGCACCATGAGAACGGCGCACGGATGCGGATCGCGCGGCTTGCGATCGACTCGGGCGATGGGCGCAACACCGCTGCCGTCTATGCCTGGGTGCGGCGCGTCGGCATCGGCCAGGCGCTCGCGGTCAAGGGCGTCGATGGCTTCGACCGCTCAACCCCGGTCGATGGCCCCACCTATGTCGATGTCAACGAGCATGGCCGCACGATCCGGCGCGGCGTGAAGCTCTGGAAGGTCTCGGTCGCCGTCTTCAAATCGGAGACCTATCGCTTCCTGCAGCTTGACCGCCCGACCGACGAAGAACTCGCGACCGGCACGCTATTCCCGGACGGGTTCGTTCATATTCCGAAGAGCGTCACCGCCGAATGGGTGAAGCAGCTTGTCGCCGAACAACTGGTGACGGTGCGCGACCGGCGCGGCTTCTCGAAACTGGAATGGCGGCAGATGCGCGAACGCAACGAGGCGCTCGATTGCCGCGTCTATGCCCGCGCCGCCGCCTGGCTGCTCGGGATCGACCGCTTCGACGACGCCAAGTTCGAGACGCTCGAAGAAGAGCTTCGGGTTGCCGCTGAAGATGAAGCGCGGCCGGTTGATCAGCGCGGCCTCACGCCCGCGACCGCGCCCCTGCGCCGCTCCGATTGGCTCGGGCGACGTGACAAATGGTTCTAACTTTTCGCGGGATTTCCGATGCCCTGGACGCAAACCGAACTCGATGCGCTCAAGCGCGCCTTCGCAGGCGGAACGTTGCGCGTCACCTATGACGGCAAGACTGTCGAATATGGCTCGGCGGACGATCTCCTGAAGCGCATTCGCACCATCGAGACCGAGATTGCCAGCACGTCCGGCAATCCGCGCCCCATCGCGGGATTTGCAAGCTTCGGCCGCGGTGATCGCTGATGGCCGCGAACTGGATCGATCGCGCCATCGCCAGCGTCGCGCCGGGCGCCGCGCGCAAGCGGCTTCTGGAACGGCACGCGTTCGAGAAGCTCGCGCGCGCCTATGATGGCGCGGCGGTCGGACGACGCACCGATGGCTGGCGCTCGTCGTCCAGCTCCGCCGATGGCGAGATCGCTTCCGGTGCGTCGCGGTTGCGTGACCGCATGCGGGACCTGACACGCAACAATCCGCATGCGGCGAAGGCCGTGGCGGTGCTGGTGAACAATATCGTCGGCGCCGGGATCAGGCCGCGCGCGGCGACCGGAACCGACGCGCTCGACAACCGGATCAATGAACTCTGGGAAGCCTGGGCGGCAAGATCAGATGCTGATGGCCTCGCCGATTTCCACGGGCTCACCACGCTTGCCGTCCGCGAGATGATCGAAGGCGGCGACGTGTTCCTTCGCCGTCGCATCCGCCGCACCGAAGACAAGCTGCCCGTGCCCTTGCAGCTTCAGCTTCTCGAAGCCGATCACCTCGACGACACCAAGATCGGCGCGCTTCCCGACGGCGGGCGGATCGTGCGCGGCATCGAATATGACGCCATCGGCCGACGCCGCGCCTATTGGCTGTTTCCCGATCATCCCGGCGACACCAGCGTGCCGCTGTCACGCAGCCTCACCTCGGCGCGCGTGCCAGCGGATGGCGTCGCCCATCTCTTCGAGCGCCAGCGCGTGCAAAGCCGCGGCGTGCCCTGGGGCGCACCGGCCATGCGAGCGATGCGCGATCTTGATGACTGGACCAATGCCGAGCTTGTCCGCAAGAAAACCGAAGCCTGCCTCGTTGGCGTGGTGCTCGGCGCGGATGAGGCCGATCAGGGCGTGGCGCCGACCGTTGTCGATGCCGAGGGCAAGACCATTGAGCAGTTCGAACCCGGGCTGATCGCCTATGCGCGCGGCGGCAAGGACATCAAGTTCAACCAGCCCGCTTCGACCGCAGGTGTCTCGGAATGGCTGCGGGCACAATTGCACATCATCGCCGCAGGATATCGCGTGCCTTATGAGTTGCTCACCGGCGATCTGTCTCAGGTCAACTATTCGAGCCTGCGTGGCGGTCTGGTCGAATTCCGGCGCATGGTCGATGCGCTGCAATGGCAATTGGTGATCCCGGGCTTCTGCGAACCGGTCTGGCGCTGGTTCACCGAGGCGGCTTGGGTCGCAGGCCTGATCCCGAACCCAGTGGTCAAGGTCGAATGGCAACCGCCGCGCTTCGATGCCGTCGATCCCCTGAAGGACGCGCAAGCCGATCTTCTGATGCTGCGCTCGGGCACCATGACGCTCGCCCAGGCCATCGCCCGGCAGGGCTACGATCCGGCCTCACAACTGGGCGAAATCGCGGAAATGAACGCGCTGCTCGATCAACTGAAGATCGTGCTCGATAGCGACCCGCGCATGATGACCAAGGCCGGCACGGCGCAGCCCGATCCGAACGATCCGGTCGGCGATACCGCTGACAACGAGCCGCCGGGCAAGCCGAAGCCCAAGCCCGGCACCAAAACCGGCAAGTAATCCACTTCGAGGACACCATGAAACCTGCTCAACTGCCTTCGCGCGGCGCGCCGCCTATGGCGAACGCGCTGCCGATGCAGACCCGGCTTGCGCCGGTCGCCTCCATCGAAGCCGAGACCCGAACCGTCGAAGTCGTCTGGACCACAGGAGCGTCCGTGCGCCGCCGTCGCTGGACCGGCTTTGATACTGCGATCAATTACGAGGAAATCCTCGTGGTCTCGCGCGATGCGGTCGATCTCTCGCGCCTCGATGCCGGCGCGCCGGTGCTGGACAGCCATTCGCAATGGACGACGCGCGCGATCGTCGGCGTCGTCGAACGCGCCTGGATCGACAAGGGCGAAGGCCGCGCAAGCTTGCGCTTCCCGAAGCCGGGCGTCGATGATACCGCCGATCGCCTGTTCGCGCTCGTCACCGACGGGATCGTCCGCAACATTTCGGTCGGCTACCGCATCGACAAGGTGCGCGTCGAAAGGCCCGAACGTGTCGGCGAACCTGAACGATGGTTCGTCGAACGCTGGACGCCGCACGAACTCTCCTTCGTCGCCGTCGGCGCCGACCCCGGCGCGCAAGTCCGCGCCGCGGGCGAGGCGCCGACCTTTCCCTTTGAACTGATCGAACCCTTCTCTCGAACAATGGAGATTGCCGCCATGGACGAACCAGTCCAAACCCGTGACGCCGCGCCCGAAGTGCCGCCCGCGCCTGCCGCGAATGAACGTGTCAATCCCGCGCCGCCCGATCCGGCACCTGCCGGGCCGAGTGCCGATCAGGTTCGCACGGAAGAGCGCGAGCGCGTGGCGGCGATCTTCGGCCTTGCCGACCGCTTCCGCCTCGAGCGCGCCTTTGCCGATGATCTCGTCTCGCGCGGCGTTGCCATCGAGGAAGCCCGCCGGGTCATTCTTGACAAGCTCGCCGAACGCGATGAGCGCGGCGTCGGTCATACTGCCGTCTCCTTCCCGGCGGGCGGGCTCGATGCAACCGTCACCCGCCGCGAAGCCATCACCGAAGCGATTGCCCATCGCCTCGCGCCGTCGGCGAACGCGCTGCCTGATCGCGCCCGGGAATATCGCGGCATGTCGCTGGTTGAGATCGCCCGAGAAACCCTGCAACAGGTTGGCGTCCGCACCCGCGGCATGACCGCGAACGAGGTGGTGCAGCTCGCGCTCCGAAATGCCGGTCCGCATGGCACAAGCGATTTTCCGCTGATCCTGGCCAATGTCGCAGGCAAGCGGCTGCGGCAGGCCTACACGACCGCGCCCCGCACCTTCGAACGCTGGACGCGCGGCATCACCACCACCGACTTCAAGCCGCTGTTCCCGACCCAGATCGGCAACTTCCCCGGCCTGCTGCCGGTGATGGAAGGCGCCGAGTTCAGCTATGGCACCATCGCCGAGAGTCGGGAAACCTATCGCCTCGCCACCTTCGGCCGCATCGTCGCGCTCACCCGG